CTCTTTTCATAAGAGGTTTTTCGAGTATTACAATATATTTATTAATAGACATAAATTAAATTTAACCTAACATGGCAGAAACTATAATCTCCCCAGGTGTATTTACAAGAGAAAATGATATTTCTTTTATAACCCCAGCACCAACAGAAGTAGGAGCATGTATAATAGGACCAGCAGTAAAAGGACCGGTAGAAATTCCTACTGTCGTTACTTCCTATAATGAATATGTAAGAGTATTCGGAGATACATTTGAATCCGCTTCTACTAATCAAGAATTTTTAACTTCTATAGCCGCTAAAAACTATTTTTCTCAAGGAGGAAATAACTTATTAGTAGCAAGAGTTGTAACAGGTTCATTCACAGCAGCAAGCAGTACTCATATATCTGCTTCTGATAACGGAAGTAACCAACCTTTCCAATTAGAGACTATTGGTAAAGGAGCAATTTATAATAACGCTACAGGTTCAACTGCTATACTAGGAGAACAAAATAGCGATTCATCTATCGTATCTGGATCAAGTGACAATTTGAGATGGGAGATCTCAAACGTAAGCGAAGCAAAAGGTACATTTACTGTTTCTGTTAGAAGAGGAGATGATAATTTAAAAAATAAGATTGTATTAGAAACATTTAATAATGTTGATCTAGATCCTAACTCACCTAACTATATTGAAAAAGTAATCGGTAATCAGTCACAAGCTATTGCTGGTACTAACGATCATGTAGTAACTTCAGGAGAGTATGTAAATAGATCTAAATATATTAGAGTTAGTGCTGTTAATCTTCCTACTATCAATTACATTGGAAACAATGGAGCAAGAAGAGTTGGAGCACATACAGGTTCATTACCGACTGCACAATCAGGAGCGTTCTTTGATGCTGATGGAGAGATTGTTCATGCAGGTATGAAGTTCTTTGATAATATTAATGCTAATTCACAAGGATTAGGCACTGGTGACTATACTAATATTATTACTTTACTAAATAATGCAGACGATTATAAATTTAATGTAATATCTGCACCAGGTATAGTAGATAATTATCACGGAGCTACAGTAGACGGATTAATTGACTTAGCAGAAAGCAGAGGAGACTGTATCGCAGTAGTAGATTTATATGCACACGGAGCTACAGTATCTAACGTAACAGGTCAAGCTGATACATTAAATAGTTCTTATGCAGCGGCATACTGGCCTTGGCTACAAACAGATTCAGCAACAGGTAAGAATGTATTCGTACCAGCTTCAACATTTATTCCAGGAGTATATGCATTTACAGATGGAGCTAACGCACCATGGTTTGCACCTGCAGGATTAGTAAGAGGAGGTTTAGCTGGAGTAATTCAAGCAGAAAGAAGATTATCTCGTACACAAAGAGATACTTTATATGATGCAAAGGTAAACCCAATAGCTTCTTTCCCTGGAAGTGGAATAGCAGTATTTGGTCAAAAGACTTTACAAACTAAAGCTTCTGCTTTAGATAGAGTAAATGTAAGAAGATTATTAATAGACTTAAAAGAGTTTATTGGTAACCAAGCACAGAACTTAGTATTTGAACAAAATACAGTAAATACAAGAAATAAATTCTTAGCTGCAGTTAATCCATATTACACTCAGTAGTACAAAGACAAGGTCTTTTCGCATACAGAGTAACAATGGACGATAGTAATAATACAGCAGATGTAGTAGATAGAAACCAATTAGTAGGTCAGATATTTATACAGCCAGCTAAAACAGCAGAATTTATAGTACTAGACTTCACAGTTGAACCGACAGGAGCATCTTTTGGAGCATAATAAAATAAATAACTATTTATAATAAATTAATAACATAAAATGGCAGTATTAGACCCAAATGAAATAATGTTCAGAGCGTTTGAGCCGAAAGTGCAAAATAGATTTGCCCTTTTCATAGACGGTATTCCATCGTTTATGGTCAAGCAAGTATCGTCTCCGAACTTTACTGACGAAGTAATAAAATTAGACCATATCAACTCTTATAGAAAGATTCGTGGAAAGAGAGAGTGGGGAGATATAGATATGACTCTATATGATCCAATCACACCATCAGGTGCGCAAGCAGTAATGGAGTGGGCTCGTTTATCTTATGAATCAGTAACAGGAAGAGCTGGATATTCAGACTTCTATAAAAAAGACTTAACTTTAAACGTATTAGGTCCTGTTGGGGATATAATCGGTGAATGGGTTATCAAAGGAGCATTTATTCAAAATGCTGACTTCGGACAGTATGATTGGTCTAATTCTGAAGTAGTTGACCTTAACTTAACCGTATCAATGGATTATTGTATACTGAACTTCTAATATA